TTATTAGAAACAACATAGCTTAAAACTTTTTTCCAGTTTTCATCCCCTATATCTAATGTTGCTTTTGTCTTAACTCCAGGAGTTGTTTTGTTTTGATTCCCAATAGCATTAATTACTTCATTAGCTGAAGCTACTGATGTATCTAATCCAATACCAAAGTTACCTAAAGCCCTTCCCCAAGCAGATGTTTCGCAGTTTTCTACATAAGATGTTTTATTTATGTATGATGATCCTTTATATTCTTCGGCAATACCTGAGGCAATAAGCCTACCAGTTGAATCTTTTATTTCGGCTTTAATCATTATTGACTCTGATGTTTTGTCTAAAACAATAGAATCTAAACTATACTCAGAATAAACTTCTCTAAAGTATTTTAATCTTGTGTGGACTTCAACGTAGTCCTTTCCCTTTATGTTGATGGTTTTTAATTTATCCATTTTCTTTATTATATTTAATTAGTTTTTTAGTGTAGTAAGAATATCTTTGTAATATATATTCTCTTTTTGTTTTTAAGTTTTTTATAAACTTATCATTCTTCCTGGTGTTTACTTCTAACCTCATTTTGTCTTCTATAAGCTGTAGTTTGTGTAAACAATTATTTATGTTCATAACAATACAACCTTTCTCCCATCCAAACTCTTGGAATAATTTGTATTCATTATCGTTTAACTCTTGAAAGTAATCTCCATTTCGGGAACAGTTTAATATTTCTGTTTTACTTTCAAACTTTTGCAGTTTAAATCCATAGCTAACTAAAGATGTTCCTAATTCTTTTTCTAAGATTAGTGGGTCTTTTTCTAATGCTTGATTATATAACTGATCTAAAGAATACACTACTGTACTTTGTTCTTAATTTCTTCAAGTATATGCTTGTAGTCTGGGTCGCTTTCAACAAATGCTTTTGCTTTTTTATAACCATGAACTAATGTAGAATGTTCTACTGGCAAACCGTTTTCTTCCATAAATCTTTTTATGTACGATATTCTAATTGGTCTTTCTTGTGCCAGAAAATATAACATTTGTCTTGCCTCTACGATTTCTCTTTTACGAGTTTTGGTGTACATTTCGCCTAATGTAAGGTGGAACTTGTCAGCTACCGCCTCCGCATATGCGTCAAAAATATCTTTCTTCATTTAATTTTATTTTTTACAATTATACAACTTATATAAATATTATACAAGTTTTTTTTATTTTTTATTGAACTTATTTTGGAGATCATTGATTCTTTCTAAGGTTGCTATTGCTTTTTCATAGCTCATTCCTTCAGTAATTAAATTGTCAATTTGTAATTGTTTTATCTCCATTTGTAGATGATGAATTGCTTTTTCTATATCTTCTATATGCTTTGCTACATCACTCATTCCTTCTTCTTTTTTCTTTCCGGCTCTCATCAAATAAGTGAGGGCTGTACCGACATTATATGTAGCAGAAAATCCATACACTACTTCAGAGGCATGGTAATTGTTTTTACCTATATAATATTCAGGGGTTTTCCTAACTGGTTTCATTTAATTTTTTTTTAAATTTATATTTACTCATATCATTACATACTATTTCTCTTTCATAGGGTATGTATTCGTACCTATCTTCGGCTAAGATAAATCTTTTCTTGTATTCTATCATTCCGGAATACCTAAAATAATTATCAAATTCAATAAGGTTTGTACGATTGTTTATATTATACTTGTTAATCTTCTTTTTTTGATTCTCCTGGAAGATTAAACTTTTAGATAGTTCTTTCATTTAATTAAATTTATTTAAGAGGGATGGTTAATAGTATTAACGTGTTTTGGCAATATCGCCTTTATAACCACCCCTCTTTATATAAGAGGCAACATTTAATATTTGGGCAGTACCCATTAATTATTGGGAAAATTCCCTCCTCTTACTCTTTATAGTTGTCTACTATTATTTTTTTTAAGATGTCTTGATTTAACTTTTGTAACCATTGAATATACTTTCGGTTTGGTTTTTTCTTCATCTTTTCTTTTAAGATCAATTCGTGTATCTCTTTCATAGTCCACACCTTTTATCATCCTCTCTTGCTTCTGCTATGTCGTAAAGCATTAATTCTCTGTAATCATAGTCTGTCTGTATATCACAATAATCTTGACATTCGCAACAAACATAATCTTCATAAGTTTCCAAATCATTTTCTTTGTCTATACTCTCAACAAATTCTGCTCCACAACATCTGCTAACCATTTCTACTTCCATATTATTGAAGATGTATGGTATTCATATTCAGTTACATCAAACCTTTCATAGTTTTCATCAGTATCTTCTATCACTCCTCTTTTAACTAAGTCCTGATATTTTAGATCACGAAGTCTATGATATTCATTTAACTTTCTTTGTTCGCAGTCAGGTTTTTTCTTTTTACTAATACATTCGTGTATGTATTCCATCCAGTCGTTATATGATTTAGTTTCTCTTGGGGTAATTTTTTTCATAATATATTTTTTAGTTAAAAAAAAGGGGAAGGTGTATCAGCCTCCCCCCATTTACACAACAACAATTATTCAACTTTCGTTAGTATTGATTGTGTTTTTTTATTTGCTAATTCGTTATATCGGTTAAGCAATAATTGATTAGAAATAAAATCTACATCTAAAAAAGATTTCTTATTAAACAATATTTTCTTTAGATGATTGAACTCTCTTTCCTCGTTTTTAGTTAGTTTATTCATAAGTAGTATATTTAAGTGACAATAATACTAAATAAATAATTAATAACCAAATTTATAATTGCTTTATAACAAAATGGTCTATTAATGTTATTTCTAACGAACTCTCTGTGTTACTACTTCCTCCTATAATATTAACATCTTTAATATCTCCAGAGTCAAAATCAAAATCGTTGTAGTCCATGTGTTCATTAGAAAAAAAGACAGATTCATAATTAGATAACCACTCAAATTCATTTGAATAATCTACATTGTCTCCATCTAATTCGTTATATAATATACGAAGGTTGTCTATTTGGTTTATTATTTTGTCGTAAACTTTTTTTGTAACAATATAAGATTGACAAATGTCTACTTCAGTCATAATTGCATAACTTCTTTCTATATCTATAACATCAAATACTTCTATTTTACTGGTATATTCTCCATCAAACAATTCAATATCGTTTTCTCTTTTGGTAAAGGCATAGTCATTAATCATAGTCTCTAACCTTTTTCCTATGTTGTGATAATGTGATCTAAAATTTTCCGGAGACAAATCCCAGTAACCTTTGTCTTTTATGTAATTGTCATACAAATAAGACATAAGTGTTTCTTTTTCAGAAACTAAGAATATTTCATATTTAGGTTGTTCAGACCCAAATAGATTTCCATTATAAGTTACAATAAACTTTTTCATTGGTTTTATTACAAAAATAACAATTTATTTTTTGAGCCAAATTTCTAAAGTATTTACTGCCTCTTCAATAGTTTTGCCTAAAAATGAGTCTCTACAATAATCTTCATAATATCCTACTCCATATTCATAGGAAGGGTGTTCTTCTTCTAAATATGAAGCATTAACAGATAACCCCTCTATCTTTATTTCTTCCTCTTCTCTCCATTCAGGCTCATTATAGTTGCTTTCTTGTATGCATACTCCACCTTCATAATCTCTTTCTCCTCCCCATTCACATTCCTCTTCATACCAATAACTAAAATCAGGAAAGTCTTTTGCAAACATATCTAAAATACTATCACAGATAGGAGACCAAGCAGATTCAAATCTTAAATCACAAGAAAAAGAGCACTCATCAATCTCTAAACTACAATCTCCCCATTTAGTGTTCCAGTTGTGCGAACTCCAAGTGTACCAGTCAGGAAATCCATACTTTTCTACTAATTTATCAATTTCGCTTTCTTCAATAGGAATTTCAGTAATAACCCCATCTTTTTCTACCCTTCTCCAGTATTTACATTCTTTTCCATCTATGTTAGCAAATCCTGAAATGAAATCATATTCTTCAGGTCGTGGTTTGTAATATTGACATATACTACCCACTTTTCTTATTTTCTCTATTATTTCTTCTTGTTTTTTTGTAAGTGGCGAAGAAACACTAATTCCACTATAAACCCAATTTGGCATAATTATTTAATTTAAGTTAATATTTAAGTTATTTATATTACTGGTATTGTTCCAAGATCATCAAACGTGGTAGATATTGCTCCTCCATCATTTCCCTCATCATCCATCATAGGAATTAACCAATATCTATTGTCTAAACAAATTGCTATTGGTTTTTTATACCACATATTCTCCTCCATCTCATCATCTCCAATATATTCTACTTTTGTTATTGTTTTACCGACAAGATTTTTTGCTATCTTATCTGTCCAGTATTGTTCTACGGATTTACCATCTATTTTATATTCTTTTTTCATAATTAATTAATTTGATTTTTAATACTTTTCATCACATCTTCAAATATAGTATTGTATCTCTCCCATCCTTCTGTATCGTTCATTTCCGGAACTTCTCCAAACTCATCAACAATTCTTGTTAATACTATTTCCTCGTTTAAATAATCTACTATTCCCTTAGCAGTCCAGTAAACTTTTTCTTTATATTTCATAATTTATATTCTATTATATTGTCTTCTATTAATTTTTGCTCAACTTCTCTAAGTGACCAAACGTAGCCACCTTCCTCATAAAATTCTTTGTAAAATCTTAAGAATTTAAAACTATATTTATATTGATAAGCCATTTATTTAATTTTAATTTTATAAAACTCTCCCATTGGGCTATCGTGATGGCTAACCCTAACTTCGTACTCTCCCTCTTTTTCTTTTGTTATATAATAAGTTAAGTCACAATTCGGAACAATTTGCTCAAATATTTGTACCGGATCGGTTAATTCAAACTCTTTATATCCAGTTCTGTTTCTCCATCCTATATTTCTGCCTTCAACATATATTGTCTTTCCTATATGCTTTTTAAATTCTTCTTCTAAATCTTCTGTAAAAAATACCCAATGGTTTTCTCCTATATAATA